ATTTTATATCAATGCTTCAAATACCATTTGAAGTGCGTGACTATCAATTAAACTCATTTATCCGATGTGTAAGAAAACGTAGAGCGTTATTGGTTTCACCCACAGCATCAGGCAAGTCACTCATTATCTATTTGCTCACACGATGGTACAACGAAAAGACGCTCATTATTGTGCCGACAGTATCTCTCGTCGCACAGTTAGCAAAAGACATGTTAGACTACGGAATTGCTAGCGATAAATACATACATCAAATTATGGCTGGCGCTGATAAAGCAACAGACAAACAAATTGTAATCTCCACTTGGCAAAGTATTTACACACTACCTAAAGAGTGGTTCAATCAATTTTCGGTTGTCATTGGCGACGAAGCACATCAGTTTAAAGCAAAGTCACTTACAACACTGTTATCTAAAATGACACATTGCAAGTATCGCTTTGGACTGACAGGAACACTTGACGGTACTCAAACACATAAACTTGTTCTTGAAGGATTATTTGGTAAACAGTTTTCGGTTACGACAACAAAAGAATTGATTGATTCTGGTAAGTTAGCAGACTTTAAAATCAAAGCATTGGTATTAAAGCACAGTGAAAACAAAGCAAGAAATGCTAAAAATTATAAGTATCAGGAAGAGATAGATTACCTTGTTTCTAACTATGAAAGAAATAAGTTTATAAGAAATCTTGCTGCAAGTTTAAAAGGTAATACATTAGTCCTATTTCAACTTGTAGAAAAGCACGGCAAAGTTTTACATAGCATGATTGAAAGTTTTGTCAAGGATAGAGAGATTTCTTTTGTTCATGGCGGCACAACAGTAGATGATAGAGAACACATCCGACAGTTGACAGAAAAGCAAAACGATGCTATAATTGTTGCATCATACGGAACCTTCTCTACAGGGATTAATATTCGTAATTTGCATAACATTATTTTTGCTTCACCAAGTAAGAGTAAAATTAGAACGCTACAATCAATAGGGCGTGGATTGCGATTAGGAGAAAACAAAGAGACTGCTGTACTGTATGACATAGCAGACGATTTAACATATAAGAGTAGAAAGAATTTTACGTTGCAGCATTTTGTTGAACGAATGAAAATTTACGGTGATGAAAAGTTTGCATATAAAATACATACCATAGAATTAAAGGATTAATTTTGGACCAACCATTAAGACTTTTAAAACTTACAACTGGTGAAAATATCATTGGTGAAATACTCCAAGATACACCCACGCTTGTCATCATCAAACATCCTCTTCGTGCTATGTTGATACCAAAGCCAAATGGTATCAATCTTGCATTACTTCGATGGGACTTTCTTTTTGATTTTGAAACTGTATCATTTAATAAAAACTCTATCATAGCATTTGGTCAAGTATCAGATGAGATTGAAGAAGCATACACTGAATCGATTCATAGATATTATAATCAAGAAGAATCACATATTGTAGATAAATCTGAATCTTCAGATGAAGATTTTATGGATGAACTAGAGAGAGCATTTAGTACTGTTAAGAGTAAATCTATTCATTGATTACCGCTAACACCGCTATTATATCGTTGTAGGAAAAATAAGTCAAGACATTTCTGGAGTAAACTATGAGCAAAAAGCACTACGTGAACAATGAAAAATTTTTAGAACAGATGAAAGAGTTTCGCATAAAGGTTAAACATGCGAAAGAAAATAATCTTGAACGTCCAAGAGTACCAGAATATATTGGTGAGTGTATTTTCAAGATTGCGTCACATCTTGCACGAAAACCAAATTTTGCCAATTATACATTTAAAGACGATATGATTTCTGATGGTGTAGAGAATTGCCTTCTTTACATTGACAACTTTGATCCAGATAAATCAAGTAATCCATTTGCATACTTTACACCAATTATTTACTACGCTTTTCTTCGCAGAATCCAAAAAGAAAAGAAACAATTGTATGTCAAGTACAAGTCAATGGAAAACGAAGTCATTAATTCGTTGATTGAGAATAATGGTGAAGATTTAGTAGCAGGGCATCTCAATGGTATTCTTCATGATAGTTATAGTGAAGAATTCATTCGAGATTTTATTAACACGTTTGAAGATAACAAGCGAAGAAAGATCCGAAAGCGTAAGAGCAAACTTGAAGAGTTTATGGAGGACGATGATGCAAACGCCATTGCCAGTGCAAGTTGAACACTGGATTAAAATTATAGACAACAAAAGATCGCCAAATGATTTAAAAGAGCAGGCGATGTTGCATTTAAAAAACATTCGTGATACAATTGACAAACATTTAACCAGTGCAAAGTTGAAAAAGCGTTATGAAAGTATTTCCAGATAGTCTAAAGTGAAAATTTTATAAATATCGGACTCTTATCAAGAAAAAGAGTATATTTCTCATATGAAAAATTTATATTAAATGAAAGGAGGATCATCGTGAAAATTTGTTTACTCGGTGATACACATTTTCGGAGTTAGAAACGATAGCAAAGTATTCCATAATTATTATGAAAAGTTTTATAGCGAATTCTTTTTTCCTAAACTAAACGAACTTGGTATCAAACAAATCATTCAGTTAGGTGATTTGTTTGATAGAAGAAAGTATATCAATTTTCAAACATTAACAGAGGCTAGAAAATACTTCTTTCAGCCTATGTACGATAATGATATTGATATGCACACGCTTTTAGGCAATCATGATATATTTTGGAAAGAAAGTGTATCAGTCAATTCACCAGAATTGTTATTGTCAGACTATTCCAATATTACTGTAGTAAAAGAGTCTACAACCATTGAACAATGGAATATGGATCTTATACCATGGATATGTAAAGAGAATCAATCTGATGTTATGAATTTTATCAACGAAAGTAAATCCTACGTATGCTGTGGGCATTTTGAGTTATCAGGTTATGCTATGATAAAGAATGTTTCACCACATCATGAAGGATTGAATGATCAAATTCTTTCTAATTATCATAGTGTATACAGTGGACACTTTCATACATTCTCACAAAGAAACAATGTCACATATCTTGGTACACCCTATGAACTATATTGGAGTGATTATCGTGACCAGAAATACATTGCCATTTTGAATACTGACACGTATGTCGTTGAATTCATTGAGAATCCATATCGGATGTTCTACAAAGTAAATTATGATGATACCAAAAACTATGGTGAAAATGGATTTTTAGGCAATCTTCAGTATACCATGAAAGAGAATGGTTTGTACAAGGATACTTATGTGAAACTCATAGCAGTGAACAAGACTGACCAAAATCTTTTTGATAATGTTGTCAATGCAATTATGAAAACCGAACCAGCAGATTTACAGATAGTTGAAGATTTTACTTCACAAATAGAGTCTAATGATGATATAATCAATCAAGCGGAAGACACCATGACAATTCTTTCCAAATACATTGATGGCCAAGAATTGAATGTCGCACCAAATAGACTAAAGAATCTAATGCAGGAACTATATGTTGAAGCATTATCACTTGAAACTGAATCGAATGCATGATAACTTTTAAAAAACTTAGATGGAAAAATTTCATATCAACTGGTAACTATTTTACTGAGTTGAATCTATGTAATTCACCAAACACACTTATCATTGGTGCAAATGGATCAGGCAAGTCTACCATGCTTGATGCTTTGTGCTTTGGTCTATTTGGTAAACCGTTTCGTAATATCAACAAACCACAATTGTTGAACAGCATCAATCAACGTGATTGTGTTGTAGAAATTGAATTTATGATTGGTACGAAATTCTATAAAGTCATTCGTGGTTTGAAGCCAGGAATCTTTGAAGTTTATTGTAACTATGAATTGGTTACTCAGAATGCATCCGTAAAAGATTATCAGGACCATTTAGAAAAAAACATTCTCAAACTGAATCATAAGTCTTTTACGCAGATTGTTGTCCTAGGTAGTGCATCATTTACACCATTTATGCAATTGAGTGCAGCAGACCGTAGACAAATCATTGAAGATTTATTGGACATACAAATCTTTTCAAAAATGAATACGGTACTCAAAGATAAAGTCCAATCATTGAAAGATGCAATGATACAAATTAAAAGCGATGTTGCTATACATACCGAGCGTATGCAGAGCATTGTTGCTTTGATACGAACATTAGAACGAAATAGTGCTGATAAGATTGAAGCACTTGAAAGTCATATCGCAAACACAACAAATGAAATTGCTGAATGTAAAACTAATCACGGAACGCTTGCTGCTGAAAATGAATTGCTAACTCAAGAAATTGTTGATTTAGCATCATCACAAAAGAAGTTGGAAAAGCAGCAAACCATCAAAGTTAACTTGACAAAAACAAGTGATAAAATTTGTAACGATATTGCATTCTATCATAACACTGAAACATGTCCAACGTGCAAGCAAACAATCACAGAATGATTCAAGCAAAAAGTTATATCAGATAAAACATCTAAGCATGAAGAAGT